TGTTGGGCGTATTAAAACTACTAAACATCTACGTCCAGTAGATTTAATACGCCCAACATGTTTTAAGGTTTGCATATTATGCTCCTTGCTTTGGTTGCTTGGCTACTGTATCTAAAAATGCAGATAGTTTATTATATGTTTGTCCAACTGCTACCATTTCGTTGGGTTTAAATGCACCACGTGAACTAGCAATATCAATAATAGTTCTCATTGCGTTAAGATCGTTGATTGTCAAATCATTGGATTCTTGTGGTGCCACAGCTTCTGCAGGTTGCTCTACTTTAGTTTCTTCAGTCATGATGACCTCCTTGTATAAGTTATATATGTATATTAATTATCTGTTAGCTTAAATGTGGACATGCAAGTTTGAAAAAACTAAGTTCTTTTTCCTGCTCAAATCCAATTTTAGTAACATAAACAATAGTATTATCTACTAGGTCAACTGCTTGACCAATATAGTAACGACTATTGAGATTCTGATATATCCACGAATCTATTGTTTTATGATAGGTGGGTGTGTATTTTTCTAATAGTGTATAATGAAAATGATGTGCTGGGAAAGAGACTTTTCTTAAATCTAATGCATTGAGTGCATTAGGTTTGCCGTTTTTTAATGCCATTATTTGTAACCAATTGTCATATGTCTAGTGTAAGGCGCATCTTTAAAATCAAAATACAACGATCCACTAAACAGGTCTTTAAGAGGCCAGAGAGATTTAAAATGTTCTAAATTTTCTGGACGCTGTACGTGATCATCTATAATTAGATCATTGCCTTGAAACAAGCACAATGTTCCTTCTGGTATACGATCATACCATTCTTTGCTGGCAAAATGTTCAGTTGATGTATTGACTACGAGATTAATGTTGTCATTATATACGGCTTTATTAGCGTCTCTAGGAAACGATCTAAACTGCCAATCTTTTATTTCCCAAGTGTTATTGATAAGATTTGCATCCATACACGCACCCGGATCAACATCGTATGATCTACAGTATTCTATTGTGACACGTTCTCTAGTCTGCAGAATAAAATGTAGTAGTGCATACCATCCACCTAGGATGGCAATACGTAGTGGCTCAATTTTCTGTTGAGCCACTACTGTTTCTAGTTCACGTGCCGCCCAAACTTTACTTTCAATTTGGCCGGCACTGAATGCATCAGGATCAAGTTTTATTACTAGACTCATAGTATGCGTGAGCACCAAATGGAGGAACAATAGTGTTATTGCCATGGATGATGAATACTGTATCGCAGTAGTTTTCATCTCCCCAACTACCCCAAGGATAACCGTCTGTGAACATGATAAACTTTTTAGGATTGATATCGTGTTCTTTCATGTAGTTCCAGTTGGCATCAAATTCAGTGCCACCGCCACCTTTGACTTCGTATTCCATAATGTCAGAACCGTAGCCGTCAAAGTCTTGTTCATTATAGACCTTAGTATCAAAGCACCAGAGTTTAATCTTGTACTCTTTGTACTCGTCCATAATACCTTTAATTTCACTAATAAAATCCTTAGCCTGATCGTCCCCAATAGAGCCAGACATGTCAATACCGATACAGATATCGATAGTCTCGTCGTAGTTAGTACCGGGCAAAATGGCACTCATGTGCCATGCTTTGCGGTTAGGACGCATAAAGGTGTAGTCATTCTTAATAGTACTTTGGATTTGTTGACGCAAGATCTCACGCCAGTTCATCTTTGGCTCAGTAAGCTCTTTGATCATACGACCAATCTCTGCAGGCACATTTCCCGCACCCGCTGCCTGAGCCGCTGTCATCATAGCTTCTTTGATCTCATCACGGATTTGTTTGAGCTCTTCTTTGGAATATGCAGGACGACCCTTGCCTTCCTTTTCCCAATCGATGTGCTCGTCTAACAACTGACCAAGAGCATCGAGTTCTTCGTCATCCATCGACTCGTAAATCTCATCATAGATCTGTTCTGAGCTTTTGCCGTAGTGCTTGGTGTCGTGAAAGATTTTAATCTTAGGAGGAGATTCACCAATACGGTCACGTACAAGAGTACCGTTGACTGAATAGTCAGCGGCAATGTTCCAAATCTTACGATCACGTCCTTCTACACGGAGCATGTGCTCAAACACGTTATGCAGAATTTCGTGTGCTACAACAAACTCAACCTGTTTAGTAGTTAAGTCTGCAAAAAAGTCTCGATTGTAATATAAGTGACGTCCGTCTGTAGCGGCAGTAGCACACCACTCAGTTGCGTCTTCAATCTTAAGGCGTGTAGCCATGTTGCCAAAAAATGGATGACGTAGTAGCAGACCGACTCGTGCTACAATAATTTTATCAACGATTGGATCTAAATAACTTGACATTTTTGCTCCTAAATATTTACTGTATGTATATATTATAACAGGAGCCGAAGCTCCTGTCAACTGGCGCTAGCTCAAATTAGCGTGAATGCTTTTCTGTAGCTGCCGCAATGTACTTACCATATTTGGCATGGAAGTCATCAAAGCACTTGATCTCATCCGGATCCAATGGCAACTGGTATTGTGTCAATGCAAGTTTGGTACCCATCACAACCAATTCAGTTTCAAAATTGTCCATCATAAACTGGAAGAAGTAGTTAACCTTGTCGTTAAACTTCTTGTCCTGCTTGTCAGCGGCATCCTTCAATTCGTAGCACAATGACACAGTCAAAGAGTACATGGCACTGATTTCTTTAGTGTCCATTTTCTTAACCTTGCCGTTTAGGATGTCTGTAGGATCAGGCAACTTTGAGCTAATCTTACGGTGTGCCATAAACTTAACAGCCAATCCTTCACCAACCGCACCCGAGATCAAATCGGTCAATGTGTCTGTATCTTCTTCGTCATCAAACAACAATTCAGATACAAATGCCCAACTACGTGGAGTAGCAAACGCACGTGACGCTGACTTCGGATCAAAGTCGTACAGATCCTTTTTAGAGAAAGTCAAAAAGCCAACTACGTCCTTATGGATCTTATTGTCAACAGCCCACCCAAAATAGTCTTCCCAGTCAACTTTCATTTCCAAGTGAACAAAACGGTTAGCCAACGGAGCAGGCATACGATAAGTAACACCCTTGTCAGTTTCACGGTTACCTGCCGCAACAATAAGAACATTGTCTGGCAAGTAGTACGTACCAACACGACGGTTCAAAACCAACTGATAAGCCGCTGCCTGTACGCTGGGTGCCGCTGAATTCATTTCATCCAAGAACAGGATAATCTGCTTATGCTTTGCAGCCATTTCAGCATCTGGCAATTCAATTGGAGGAGCCCATTCCATTTTATTAGAGGTGCTGTTAAAGTAAGGAATACCTTTAATATCGGTAGGCTCCCACAAGCTCAAACGGATATCAATTACGTGAGCATCGAGCTCAACGCCCATTTGTTTAACAATGTCGGATTTGCCAATACCTGGAGGACCCCACAGGAACAATGGACGCTTGGCTTTAAAAGCACGGCGAAGGGATTTTTTTGCTGCCTTAGGGCCAACTGTACGTGAAAGAATCTCGCTCATATATACTCCTGGGTTAAAAAGCGTTTAAGTTTAACTGTCTATGTATCTATTATACTGCCTAACAGTCGTTACGTCAACAGCTTTTTTAGGAGTTTTCGTCTGTTTGGCTATCTTTGTTTTGTTTATTCATTGCTTTGACTAGACCGTATTTTCGGATATCGTCCGAAAACATGTACAGCTCAAATGATTTTCTTTCCGAAAATACAGTAATACTTTGGTTTGTAAGATAATATGGTCCGTCCATTGATCTATCAAAAAATATGATAGTTTGGGGACTTAGCTCAATCGGTTCTGTAAATGGAATTTCATAACTGTGTAGTTCCAATTCGTTTAGCAAATAATCGAGACCGTCATCACTAAGACGTAAGCCGCCAGACTCTTTACTTCTATGACTTTGCCACCATTTATACATATGATGTTTGATATTAGCACTATCTATGCTTTTATCTTTTTGTTGCAAAAAGATTTTGGTAAAAGTCTCTTTTGATATCATTTAATAAACTTACCGCTGGTAAGCTCAACTACTTCAAATTCGTTGCAGTTAAACATTTGATTGAGTTTTTTTGCAAGATTGTGAGCATGTCCGGGATTGCTAAATGACACTTTTTTGTATTTAGGACCAGGATAACTAGTAATGCTACTTGCTGATTTTAAATTGAACGGCGCTTTTTTATAAAAGACAGCCCAAATAGCCTCAGCTTCTAAAATCTGTTCGCTTTTATAGTTCTTTTTGTTTATATATTCTAAAAGAACTTTAGGTTTTGGTCTTGACATTATATGCGTCCTTGTGTTAAGTACGCATATATTTATCAGTTATTTGGTAGAAAAGCCGCCACCATCCATTTGAACTGTAACGGTCCCGCCCGAGCTTGATTCTAGTCTTCGAAATATAGTATCGTAATCTTCGAGTAATTTAGCACTAACTTCGCCTAGGCAGTAGGCAAGTGATTTGGCAGTTTTAATATCTAGTTTAATCTCACGCTGTTGTGTAAGATCAGCAGCCTTTACCTGTTGTATAAACTGCTGAATAGGCGCAGTATTAATCGGACTTGGCATTTGATAGTACCTGTTTCATTTCAAGTTCACTTTTAAACGGTCCTTTAGTTGGATAACGTTCGACTGTGATTAGCTTAGGACAAAATGATTTAACCCACCCTTTGTCAAATTTAATTGTGTAATAACCTGCACAATACAAACTTTTACTTGCTTGACTCTTAGTAAACAATGGCAGTTTGCGTTGTACATTGAATACTGGATTATATGGTCTACAACTAGTTGGGTAGTCATATACGTCACGTACTTCTTCGTGAGTAATTTTGACTTTATCACTTACAATAAAGAAGTCTTTACCAAATCGTTTTGTCAGTTCATCTTTTTTGCTAAAGTATGCTTCGCCATCTTTTGAACTCAACATAAACTTATTATTTTCTTTCTTATGTAGAATACCAACTTTTTCGCCGTCTGCTTCTACAATCCAAAATTTACCATCTACAATAGGTTTTGCTTTTAAATTCATTTTTACCTCTAGGCAGTTGTTAGTCTTATTAGGACATGTTTCTGTAAATGCACAAGTTTTCATTTTGAAATCTCAGGATATCTTGCTTGAAAAGGATGTGCGAATGATTCAATACTATCCATCATACGTTTCATATCATATAATTGACAGAACTTTAATAATCTAATACCAACCTGTGTTACATCTTTAGGAACTGCATTAGTATTAATTGTATCAACAATAAGTTCTTTAATTTCTGTAGGCTGTGCAGTTAGATCAACTAGTGTTACATTACGATTATAGTCGTCTAGGACCTTGTGTTCGATACCTTCGTGGTCGACCCAACGCTGAAGCATGACATTGTTCCACGCCCAACCTTTCTTACCTTTGTCTTCAAAAGCTTCAGTTAGGCCTGTTTTATTCTTAGTGCCTTTAACACGCACACCGGGATATGCACTAAAGACATTGTCGCTCGAATCACCACGCATACACTTCTCAAAAAGGATCCATGGTGGGTTAGGAGGCACAACATCTTCGCCAGTTTTCTTATCTTTTACACGTTTACCTTTTTTATCAAAGATGCCTTCGATGGTAGTAAGCGTTTCTGCAACACCATTGAACTGTTTCACATTGGGCGCAATCAACTGGTGAAAATCACTGTCTGTCGAAATGATCACATG